CTCATCGAAGAGATACCATTCGATCAATTAATTGCTGAATATCAAACAGGGGGTAGTGGATTGCCTTGGATTCATATCTCATATAAAAATACTGGTAATAGAAGACAGTATTTTACTATGATGGATCATAGACGCGTTTCTCCAATATCGGTAGCTTAAAATGTCATTCGTAAACGTAACACAAGCATCAGCACGTGCAGAAGATTTATCCAACTGCCTTATAAGAATGCAGTCACTTACACCTGAGCAGGCAGGCCTAGTACAAACATGCCTTAATGCTCAGAATACAGTAAATAATGCCATATCACCAAGTAATTTACCGGTATCAGCTGATCCGAATAACGCCTCTGAAACGTTACGATTGGGGCTAGAAGGTAGATCAGAGATAATTAGAAACAACCTAACCAACTCGTTAGGATTTACTCCTACGAATTCTCAAACAACAGAACTTGCAAGACTTAGTAGTACATTAGGTACCGCGTTTGGTACTACTGTTGGGACTCTGGGTTCTGTTATAACTCAAGTAGAAGGTGGTCTAAACGCAGTATTGGCAGGATTAGAGCAGGGTGTTACATCTGCTATTACATCTGTAGTTAACGAAGGTCAGAGACTTATTAATTCAGCTGCTGCAGAAGTAGCTAACTCAATTAGTAGCTCATTACCAAGCACATCTAGTTTAATACCTGAAGGTGCTAGAAATATTCTATCAGACATTAACGATTTAACTAGATCAGTTAATGAATTAACTAACTCTACAGTATCTACTATTAACTCAGCAATTGAAGGAGTTACAAACGAACTTAACGTTATTTCAACTACTGTTCAGAATAACGTACAAGGGTTTATTGATTCTAACATTACTGGTCCAATTAGAGAGTCGTACAATAACGCGATTAATAGTACTTTATCTCAACCACCGGTACCACCTACTCCTACTACACCGACTGGTGAGCCGTACCCTTCATCTGGCGGGTATCCGCAACCAGGTGATAATCCTAACCCAATAAGGCGTGATGACGACTTGACTGATCTTGTAGAATTAACCGGTAGAAGACGTCAAGAGTTGGAAATCGCCGCTGCACGTGCTACTCTAGAAAATAGAGCTAGAGGTATATAATTTATCAATAAATACCTAAAAAGAGTATACTTATGTCAGGTTCTATTACTTCTAAACTCTACTATTCAGATATCGATATTAATCTCGACAGGCATCCAATATCAAATGATGTCGTTAGAGTTACTAATGACTATGCAGTTATAAGAGCTGTAAAAAATTTACTATTGACTGATTTCTACGAAAGACCATTCAAGAATAATATTGGTAGTAATGTTCGTAAACTTCTATTTGAAAACTTTACGCCCGATACACAAGATATTTTAAGACAAGTTATAGAAGAAACAATCACTAACTTTGAACCTAGATGTAACTTAATAGATCTAGTCATTACACCTTTCGAAGACAATAATGCTATTAGCATTTCTATTACTTTTGGTGTAATAAATAGGGAAGAACCAGTAACGCTAGATTTTTATCTAGACCGGATTAGGTAATGGCAAATTTTCTACCAGTTAATCAATTAGATTTCGACGGTCTAAGATCAAACTTAAGAACGTATCTACAGGGTCAAGACCGCTTCAAGGACTATGACTTTGAAGGATCTAACATGTCTGTTCTGCTAGATATTCTTGCTTACAACACTTATCAGAATGCTTTTTATTTAAATATGATTGGAAACGAGATGTTTTTGGATACCGCAACGTTGCGCGATTCCATTGTATCTCATGCAAAAGAACTTAATTACTTGCCACGCTCTTATACTTCTGCTGTTGCAACAATTGAAGTTAGCATTAATGTAACTAATAATTCAATCTATACGATTACGCTACCTCAGAATTATAAGTTTACCTCTACAAGCAGTAATAGCACATATACTTTCTCTACATCAGAGCCTACGATTATTAATCGTAATAGTAATAATCAGTTTATTAAGCAGTTGAATATATACGAAGGGTTCTTGCTTACAGAGAATTTTGTAGTTAATACAAGCATAACCGATCAGCGTTTTGTTCTCTCTAATGCTAAAGTAGATACAGATAGTATTGAAGTATTCGTAAGTCCTTCTACAATTAGCTCTAATTCGGTTGAGTATAACTTTACATCTAGTATTTTCGGCCTCAATGCAAACTCTACAGTTTATTTCTTGCAAGCAGCAGAAGATAGTAAATATGAAATTGTTTTTGGTGATGGTGTTGTAGGTAAAAAAATAGATAACGGTAATCTTATTACTGTAAACTATAGAGTGGCTACCGGTAATACCGTAAACGGGTTATCTTCCTTTACACCTCAATCTACAGTTAATAGTTTTACTGTATCGGTGCAGAGTACAGTATCAGCTGCTTCAGGTGGCGCAGAAAACGAGTCTCTAAGCTCGATAAAGTTTAACGCTACTAGATTCTTCCAAACACAGGATAGAGTAGTAACAAAGGACGACTATAAAGCACTTATTATTGCCAACTTTCCTGAAATTAAATCTATAAGTGTATATGGTGGTGAAGAAATTCCTGTCGCCCCTCAGTATGGTAGAGTAGTTATATCACCTGTTACTCAGACAGGTAATCCCGTAACTCAAACCACAGCTGATAGAGTTTTAAACTTTGTACGCGAGAGGTCGCCTCTTTCAATTAATCCAGTTATTCAAGATCCTGAGTTTCTTGATCTTAAAATAATGACCACTATTGAGTATAACGTCAATCAGACAGTTCTTACAAATAGTCAGATCGAAAGCTTGGTTAGTTCTGCAATAAGCACGTTTAATAATGATAATCTAGTCGATTTTAACAAGACATTTAGATATTCTAAATTACTAACAGCTATTAATAGTTCTCATCCTAGTGTAGTAAGTAATCAAACCGATGTTTTAATGATCAAGTCAATTATACCGCTACTTAATCAGAACTATTCTACTACTGTATATTTTGGTAATAAAATTTTAAGAGATGATTATGCAGTATCAAGACCTCTTACAAATGAGTTTTCTCTATACTCATCTCAAATAACATATAATACCAGAGCTGCATATTTTGGTGAAGATGGTGCTGGTAACTTATTTGTATATGAACTTACAGGCACTGGAAGAAACGTACTTAAGAGTAATGCAGGTACTATAGACTACGAAAATGGTATCGTTAACATTAGTAATATTTCTATAAATGATTATGTTGGAGATGGTATTACTTTTTATGCCGTGCCAGGTAATCAAGATATCGCCGCGCTAAGAAATACAGTATTACGAATCAATAGCAATCTTAACGAAATTACAGTTGTAGCGATTAAAGAATAAAATGAGAGTTATTGAAAAAAATATCTCGCAATTTATTGAGAGTCAATTTCCTGCACTTTATAGGGATGAGGGCCCTATCCTTGTCGCTTTTGTACAATCTTATTTTGAGTGGCTAGAAACGGCAAGTAATATTAACTATAAAGCAAGACGCGTTCTAGAATATAGGGATATAGACAGTACGCTAGATGAGTACCTAGTATATTTTAAAAACAAATATGCTAAAAATATACCACTTGATACAGAAGCAAGTAAAAGACTACTAATTAAAAATATTCAGGATCTTTATAAGTCTAAAGGTTCTGAGAGAAGCTATGAAGTATTATTTCGTACATTATATAACAAAGATGTAAAGATATACTACCCAGGTGATGATATTCTTAGAGTTTCTGATGGTGAATGGTATGAAGGTAGATATCTTGAAATTACCAGTTTTATATCTAATATCCAAGATTATGTCGGTAAAAAAATAATCGGCGTTAATAGCGGCGCTACTGCTATTGTTGAAAATTTTTACCAGAAAGTAGTAAATAAAAAGGTCATTGATATACTAGAAATATCTAATCTTAATGGTATTTTTGATTTCGGTGAAAAAATTAAAACTTCAGACACATCAAGTGTTATCGCTCAAGCAGTACCTATTACTGTAGGATCATTGACAGCGATAGGTGTAACTGACGGTGGTGCTAACTTTACTGTAGGTGATGTGTTAGATGTTAGTGGTAAAGGTGGTACCGCAAAGGCAAAAGTAACCTCTGTAACTAATCAGTTAGGTCGCGTTGATTTCTTACTAGAAAATGGCGGTTCAGGGTATTCGCTATCGGCTCTCTCGCAAGTATACCCCCAATTACAATTAAGCTATACTACTAGCTCTGGTAATATACAAGCAGATCAACTTATTTACCAGTTAGATGGTGCTGCTATGAGTAGTAACGGCATCGTAACCGCTGTTAATTCATCTGTTATTACTCTAAAACAAACAACTCCTACTTTTAACAGTGGTGAAAATGTTTTTACAGCTATTAGAGTTATTCTTGATGTAGTATCCGGCACTTTTGCAAATGGCGAATACGTATATCAATCTAATGGTAGTGCAAACGTAGGTATTGGTCAGATTGTAGGTATCGTTCCTAACGTAGGTAATACTGCTTATTACGTTGGTAACGTTACAGGATCTTTTACTACTTCCGTTTATTCTACTGGCGGAAATACGTTCTTATTAGTAGGCAATACCTCCACTGCTCAGGGGTTTATCTATAACGTAGCTGGCGGTAGTAATACTGGATCAGCAAACGTTGCTAATATAGTTGGCGGTGGGACTGGCGCAAGTTTTAAGGTAGGCGCTCTATTTGATAAGGAAGTAATCACTATTAATACTGATTACTTAAGAGATAAGTTAGACACAAAACTCATTACCTTTAATGAATCAAGTAATGCATCTGGTACCGTATCTGTAACTAATGGGAGCAATACAGTAAATGGTACTGGTACTTCCTTTACGACTGATTTTGTAGTTGGTGACTATATTCAAGTCAATAACAGCGCCGCAAAAGAGATAAGAGAAGTCACATCAATTACTAATAGTACTTCACTTACAGTTGCTACTAATTTTAGTAATACTCAAACTAGTGTACCCTATTACGAAGATCAATCTAATTATAGTTTTGCAAAAGCAGTAACTTTAGGTGACATCGAAAAAATAAGTACTAAAATAATTGATGCCTTGACATATCAAGAGCTTGAAGTGGGAACTATTCAATACTTAAGTGGTATTAACCCAGGTACAGGGTATTCTTTAAATCCTTATGTCAGTATTATAGAGCCTGTCATAGCAGCACTAGAAATACCAGGCGTAGGTAATAGAGTGAAAGGTGCAGATGCTGTAATCCAAGCTACTGCAGGTTCATCAAAAGGTGTTGTGTCAGGATTATCAGTTGTAGATAGTGGTGCAGGGTATGAGCCCGGTGAGCAAGTTACACTAACAAAAACAGGATCAGCTTTCTCTGTTACTGGATCTGCTGTCGTTAAAACGAACGGTATCCAAGAGGGCTATTGGAAATCAACTCGTGGATTCCTTGACTCAGACAAATATATTCAAGATAGTAAGTATTATCAAGAGTATTCTTATGAACTGCAAGTCGGTATTGACTTTGCTAATTATAAAGACGTGATATATTCACTACTCCACACGGCAGGTACTGAACTTTTTGGAAAGTTTGCTTATATCGACGACAATATTAACACCTCTCCAAATTATATGGAAAGCTCTGTAACACAGGCATAAATAATTTAGATTTATCTAGGTAAACAATATGGCCGGTATTCTTACAAAAAAGTTTAATGTTGAGATATGCAATAAATTTATTGATGATGTTGAATCAAGCAATAATAACTATTATATCTTCGTAGGGCATTCTTATCCTTGGGCAAATGACACTAGCCCGCCAGCTGCTAATCTTGCCATATCAAACTACGATCATGAAGTATATGATAATATTTTGTATGGTAAAAAAGTAGCCAATGCAGATGTTATACCTGTCATTTCTAGATATAATTGGACTAATAATACTTCTTACTCTGCTTACAATAAAGATGACCCTGACCTCTACACAAAACAGTTTTTTGTCTATAATACTAGTGCGTCTGTTAAGTCTGTCTTTAAAGTGATTCAAGCCGGTACAGGTAATTCTGTAGTAGCTCCCTCGATTAAATCCACCACACCTTTCAAAACATCAGATGGGTATGTCTGGAAGTATATGTACACCATTACTGATAGTGATCTTGCAAAATTTGGTTCTAATAATTATCTACCTCTTACTCCTAACTCAACAGTCACAGCTGCAGCTATCCCTGGTGGTATTGATGCTGTAGCAGTAACTAGTGGGGGCGCTGGATGGGTAACTTTCAATACAGGTTTCTTGCAGAGCGTTATTAACTCAACCGCTATGGTTATTTCAAGTAATGCCTCATCTAATAATGACTTTTATGTTAATTCTGCTATTTACTTTAAGAGTGGTCTTGGCTCAGGTCAAATCAGAACAGTATCAGATTATGACGGCGCATCCAAGCAGCTTATAGTTAGTGATCCTCTCGATATTAAAACAAATCTCACACTTGCAAACGTAACCGGTACATTTGCAGTAAATGATATTATAACTCAGAACCTTACAGCTATTTCTATCACTTCGCAGTCCGGCTATATTCAACCCGGCGATACTATTACTCAGAGTAATACCGGAGCTACTGCTACTATTGTAACAGCTAATAGTTCGTATCTAAGAGTTAAACTTCTTACATCTACAGAATTTGAAAATAATTATGCTGTAGATGCAGGTAGAGGTACCACAATAGGCAACAGTACAGTTACTACTAGTACCTCATCCAATACTGTTACGGCAGCTGCAAATGCGTTATTTACAACATTCTATACGACTGGTGATTATATTAAAGTAGGTACGCATTTTCATCGTATTACCGCTATTGCAAATAATACAAGCTTAACAGTCGCGGGTCCATTTAGTGCAGCGTATTCAGCAAATACTCACTATAAAGTAAATTCTGCTGCTACAGTTGCAAGTATAACCAATATTTCTGCTAACGGTATTGTTGCTTTTGCTGACGTTAACGGAGCTATTTTATCGATTGGTAATACGACAGGCAGTTATGATCTAGGTGAAATTGTAACTCAATCTAGCACCTCTACAAACGGCGTTATCTCATTTGCTAACAGCTCCAAGTTAATTATTTCTAGCATAACAGGGTCAGGTTTTGTTGATAATGCAACAATTATAGGTGTAACATCTAATACATCTGCAAATGTTACAGCAGTAGCTTCAAATCCTACTATTACTTTATCTAATACTGCAGGCGCGTTTATTCTAGGAGCTGGTATTATAAGCTCTTCTAGTGGATCAGCAAATGTTAGTACTATCACTCTGCTACCAAATGAGCAGACAGAATATATTATCTCTCCTAAAGTAACTATAAGTGGCGACGGTACTAACGCTGCTGCGTATAGTTTAGTCAATACAACCACTACTTCTATTAGTTCAATCGTAGTTTTCGATCCCGGCACTAACTACACACAAGCAAATGCAACTGTATCTGCTAATCCTAATTTTGGATCTAACGCTACTCTAAATCCATTAATCAGCCCTGTCTTAGGTCATGGAAGTAATGCTGCGTTTGAATTAGGAGCAGAGTATGCTGGTATTTCTGTAACCTTTGCCAATAGTTATTCAGAACAATATAATCTTCCCGGCTATGGTGAATTTAGAACCGCTGGTCTAATAAAAGATGCGCTTTTTGATAATGTTTATTTGACGATTAATAACTATGATAGAGTTAAGCTTAATCTAACTGGATCCAATACTTTCTCTGTTGGAGAAGTAGTTTATCAAGCTAATCTTGCGACAGGCATAGTAGTTTACTCCAATACAAGTCTAGTAGAGCTAAGCAATGTGAGGGGCACTTTTGATAAAGCAGCTGCTAACCTTACAGTTATTGGCCTTACTACAGAATATACATCAGCTATAGCAAATGTAAACGTAAGTCAGTTTACTGTATCTGCTAACAGTTATGTGCGCCAACAAAATACTGGCGCGGCAGGTACTCTCATATCAGCAAATAGTACCACACTAAGATTAAGCAACGTAGTAGGTACGTTTATCTCTGGTTATACTGTCTATGATAGCTCTTCTAATGCATATGCTAATGTTAGTGCTATTAAGACAGCTAATAATACAAAAACACTCACGTTTGATTATTTTAATCAACTAGCGCGTGTTTCTCTATCTCAGCTATCTGGTAGTTTTAACGTAGACGAGCAAGTGGAGATGCGTACCTCAATAAGTACCAAGATAGGTTCTGCATTAGTATATGATATTGCAAACGAAGTTGATCTTATTATAAGCAGTAATACTGCGGCTTTTACCATTAATGAAAAGATTAATCAGAGTACATCTGCTAATGGTATATTAATTGGAGCCAATAGTACACATTTAAAGCTAACCAACGTAAAAGGTACTTTTACTACTGCTAACGTTACGGGTGTTACGTCAGGCGCTAATGCCACTGTAAGTGATGTGCATAATGTAATTGTATTGGCGGACGTTGATGGTACTCTATCTGAGAGTACTAATAACTATTTTATAGGAATTACTTCTAGCGCAATAGGTTACGCAGAGAATCCTAACACAATAGTAAGGCCAAACCTAGTTCGTGATACCGGATCTGTACTATATATAGAAAACCTTTCGCCCGTCACTCGCACTGACATAAGCACTGAATCTGTTAAACTCGTTATTAAATTTTAAGGTCTTAGAGGGACATAATGCCTTTAGAAACTAACTTTAACACGCCTCCATACTTTGACGATTTTGACGCTAATAATAATTTCTATAGGATCTTATTTCGTCCTTCTACTGCAGTACAGGCTCGTGAACTAACCCAGTTACAGTCTATTCTTCAAGATCAGGTTGAGAAGTTTGGCAAGCATATCTTTGTTGACGGCTCCGTTATAGAGGGTTGCTCTGTTTACTTTGATAATAAGCTTGATTACATTAAAATTCTGGATAACTATAGTAATGGTTCTGCTATTACTTCCCTTTCTGATTTTATTGGCAAGAAAGTACTATCTTCAAATACATCACTAGAAGCTATTATCGTTGATGCAGTAGCTGGCTTTGAATCAGCTAATCCAGACCTCAATACACTATACATTAAGTATCTTAACTCAGGTACATATTCAAATAGTTCACCTCAAAAGAAATATGACCCTAATCAGCTTATACAGATTAGAACGACCGCTAACAGTTTATTTGGTACTGTCACTGTAGCTAATTCAACTGTTAATGCAGTCGGTGTAGGTTACTCAGTTGGTATTTCCGAGGGAGTAATCTTCCAAAAAGGTTTTTTTGTTCGTGTTGATCCACAGAGTGTTATCGTAACAAAATATAACAACCAACCCAACGGTGTATCTGTTGGATTTAAGACAAACGAAATTGTAGTTACTGCTGATAGTGATGCGACTCTACTCGACAATGCATTAGGTGCCCCTAACTATAATGCCCCCGGTGCTAATCGCTTAAAGTTGACCGCTAATCTAGTTGTACGTACTACGGATAATACTAGTGTTAATGCTACTTCTTCCAATACGGATAGTTTCTTTTCAATCGTAGATTTTGAAGCAGGTGCGCCTACCACAGTTCGTACAGACCCACAGTACGCCCAGCTAGGAAGACAGTTAGCTAAGCGTACATATGAAGAGAGCGGCCATTATATTATTGACCCGTTTGAATTGTCTATTTCTGCAAATACTTCTAATACAACATATCACACATTATCAATTGATAAAGGTGTAGGGTACGTTCAGGGTTATCGTGTAGAGTTTGTAAATAAGAAAAGTACAAATATTAGAAAAGGTACTGATGTATCAAGTATTGACGATCAAACGGTAGGTACAGGGTATGGTAATTATGTAACTGTAAATAATTTCGTTGGTAATTTTAACTTTCCCAATTTTACAAGAGTATCACTAAGAAGTGCAGCTGCAAATGCAATTGCAAATAGTCAGTACTCAAACAGGTCATATCCTGGATCAGAAGTTGGCACAGCTTATGTACGCTCAGTAGCATATAGTTCGGGTACTCCTGGTCTTGCTAACGCCACATATAATATCTACTTGTATGATATTAATATGGCAAACACCTATAATTTTAAAGACGTTAAGTGCATTGCATCTAGTAATTCTAGCGCTAATGCTTTTGGTGACGTTATACTTAATGCTAGTAGCGAAGCAGTACTAAACGATAGTAATTTAGACTCGTTAGTATTTCCAATTGGACGTACAGCACTGGCAAATACCTCTGATAGATCTTACACAACTAGACAGACAGTATCGGTTACTTTTACTAACGGTCAAGCAACCGGAATCTCCCCTGTAGGATCTAATACAGTTTTTGCTGATGTTGGTTCTCTTACTCAAAATCAAAAGAGTGAGTTTACAATTATTCCCACCAGTGCAAATACCGGGGTAAATATTGGTAAGCCAATTAACATAATATCTGCAGGCTCTATTACTACGACTTCTAATTCAGCTACTATTGATACTGGTTTAAGTGTATCCTTTAATGCAGATGTGTCATTCAACGTTACGCGCCAATCATTTCCGGTACTATCAAAAATCGTCAAGAGAAACGTACACGTTGGTATTCTAGCTAACACAAGTAATCCTGGAAACACTGTCGGCCCTTGGCCACTTGGATTATCTGACGTATTTAAAATTAAAGCCGTTTATCAAGGGTCTACTCTAAGTAATACAGAGACTAATAATGTAGATTACTTTACATTAGATACAGGTCAAAGAGACGCATATTACGGTCACGCATATCTTAAGATTAAACCAGGTACGGGTCATACTGTTACAGCTAATCAATACCTACTTGTAGTACTAGACTGCTTTCAAGCTAATAACAGTACCGGTAATGGTTTCTTTACAGTAGACTCATACTCAACAGATGATTCTTCTACTGCTAATACCTTATCCACTATTAAGACCGCTGAGATACCAATTTATGCGTTTCAAAGAGGAGAAGGTGCGATAACTCTAAGAGATGCAATTGATTTTAGACCCGTTATGTCTAATACCGCTGCATATGCTACTTCTAATTCTACCGCTACTGTGAGCCCTACTGATGGGCATGGTGCTGCTAATACGTTTAACGCATCTCTAATCTCAGTACCTACACCTGATACTACTGCTTCATTGGATATTAATTATTACCTTGGAAGAAGAGACAAAATTACAATGTCTCCAAGTGGTAAGGTTAATATCGTAGAAGGTATTGCTGGTCTTTATCCAACTACACCGAAAGACCAAGAAGGTGCCATGACACTGGGTGTAGTAAGTATACCACCATACCCATCATTAACTCAGGCTGAATCAAGAACATACAATAGATATGATTATCTAGTAACTCATACTCTACTTCAACAGCGTAGATATACTATGCGTGATGTAGGTGTGTTAGACCAGCGTATTAACACACTAGAATATTATACATTATTATCCACTCTAGAGCAAGACACTGATAAGTTACTAATTACCGATTCTAGTGGTAATAATAGATTTAAGAATGGATTATATGTTGACTCGTTCAATGACTTTAAAATTGCAGATACTGGTAGTCCTGAGTTCAAAGCCGCCATTGATACAAAGGGTAGTATCTTAAGGCCTAAATTTGTAAATGCATATATCCCTCTACAGGATAAGGCTTTAACTTCTACTGTTAAAACCGGTACAAGTACAACTCTAAATTATTCACATACTCCTTTCATTACACAGCCATTTGCCAGTAAGGTAAGAAACTGCGCCGAAGCCCTTGTATATGTTTGGAAAGGAAGTGTAGCTTTATCGCCTGATGGTGACCATGTTCCGGATATTAAGTATAACCCCGACGTTGTAGTGAATATCGATCTTGCTGCTCCTTTTCTTGCTCTAGCAAACGGTGGGTTCTTCGGCACTCAGTACGGTAATTGGAATACTACAAGCGTTGATGTTAAATCCAATACAGTTCTAGGCGCTACTGTTGCTGAAACCTCGTTTGCTAATTTTGTACCAGGTCTAGGTAGACCCATTACTCAAGAAGCTACAACTACTGTTACAGAAACGACTAATCAAATACGTGACGTTATTAATACTAACTTTAGTGCATATAACCAGCAATTCTCATTTGGAGAAATTGTACAGGATGTATCGGTACAACCATATCTACGCTCAAGACGTGTTGCATTTACTGCAAGAGGTTTAAAGCCTAGTACTATTGTTTACCCGTTCTTCGATGAAAAATCAGTAGCAACTAACTGTAAAGCATCCAACTCATCACTTGTTGATATTGGATCTTTTGGCGGTACTCTTACTACCGATTCTACCGGAACAGTATATGGCATCTTTTACATACCTGAAAATACCTTTAAGACCGGTGAGCGCATATTCAAGCTAGTAGATGTTCAAAACCTTGTAGCAGAAGCTGAAACGATATCAACAATTGCTACTGGATCTTATACTGGTAGTAATATTATCATTGCTAAAGCTAACGCCGGTGTTAACGTAACACAGCCTCAAATTACTCAGACTGTAACTCAAGAAACTCAATCAGTTATTACATCTGTTTCTACCGAAACAACAAATAATATTGTAGGTTGGTACGACCCTATTGCTCAGTCATTCTTGGTAGATGATTCGGCAACAGGCCTACCAGGTATTATTGTAACTAAAATTGACCTATTCTTCCAGCAGAAGCATGCGACTCTTGGTGTTGAAGTTCAGCTACGTGAAGTAGATGAAGATACAGGATATCCTACTCCTCGTATTGTACCGGGCGGTAGAAAAGTCATTACATCTGCTAGTATTAATACAAGTAGCGATGCCTCTCTTGCTACAACTGTCACATTTGATACTCCCCTATACCTTGAAAATCAGAAGCAATATTGCTTTGTTGTATTGCCGCAGGGTAATAACACCGATACAAAGATCTGGGTAGCACAAATCGGTGGTACAGACGTTACTACTAATGCACCTATCTATGAAAACAATCCGATGGGCGATCTATTCACATCTTCAACAAATAGAGTCTGGATTGCATATACTAAAGAAGATATCAAGTGTGTTATCTACCGTGCTAACTTCTCTTCACTCTCAGGTTCTATCACTTATAAGAACTCAGAGACAGAGTATCTAAGTGTTAATAACTTCAAGAGTACTTTCCTAACAGGTGAAACAGTCTACGTTTCAAACGCAGTCGTAACAGTGGCTTCCGGTGCTACGGTTAATAGCTCACTATCTAACTCAATAATAATCGGAACTACTACAGCACAGTCAGCTTTCTCAGTTGGCGATGTAATCTATATCTCTTCCAACACCGGCACAAATACTGATGTTAGAACTATTACCGCGTTACCCAACACAACAAATATTAGAGTTGGTGCAAATCTATCCTTTATTGATAATAATGCTAGTATTGGTAAGCTTTATGCTAATGGCGGGCTGACAGGTACTGTTGAGTTTGTAGATCCAGTAAATGGTGATTTATATATTGCTAACAGTACTGCAAATAGTACTGCCAACTTCACTCTTGGCAACACACAAACTCTTATTATTGGTAATGTTAGTGGTGCTAGAGCTAACCTAGTTAGTGTTGATAACGTCACATATAGTGTGGCAGTACCTCAGTTATCCATTGCAAGACCTCCCGGTACATTTGTTAACTTGACTTTAAACGGTACCCCGCTATCGTCCTTTACTAGAGAAAATCTAAGTTCACCCGTTCAAAACGATATTGAAATGGAGTTTGTAGATTTTGAGCGTAGAATACTTTCGAGATCTAACGAACTCAATAGTATGGGCGGTAATAATTCTCTTGAGCTAGTTGCTACTATCTCATCTACTAATGCAAAAATATCTCCAATCCTTAATGATATCAAGAAAAGTATTCTTGTAATTAAGAACGATATCTCTACTGGTAACACAGTAATTGCTAATAATGAAACATTCCCTGGCGGTAATACAGTAATTACTAGTAAGTATGTTAGTAAGAGAGTTACATTAGCTGAAGGTCAAGACGCTGAAGATATTGAAG